TAACAGGTACAATTGCTAATAATGATGCAACACCAGACGTTTCAGGTGGTTCTGTATTTACTTATGCGGGTAGTGCAAATACGGTTACTATTACTGATTTTGATAATCCAAATATACGAACAGACATTAGGATAATAGGTAATTCTGATACATGGACAGTAACTATAAACGATGGAGGTAATTTTCAATGTCCCTCTGGTAATATAGTGCTAGGAGCTGGTGATGTTGCTAATTTTTGGATAGCAGCGGATAATGATTATATTTACATTGGAGGTTCTGATAATAATTAAATATGAAAAAACTAAAAACTCTCATTTTTTTTACTCTTATTACAACTACAATAAATGCCCAAACCTATGAAAACAAAGGTGGGGGTATTTATATTGCTAACGAAAACGGGATAACCTATACTAAACAAGAAAACACTAGTGGGTTAAAATCTATGGTGGGTTTTTATTTAGATAGCGTTTCAATTAAAAATCATTCTACTACCCTTTATTTAGTAGATAGCTTTAATCTTGATAATAAGTACGAAATACTAATTTCAGGTGGTTTTAGCCCTATAGATTATACTCTATGGACAACGAGAGGTAGCAATGTAACAAAGGTTCAAGCTATCTCTGTTACTGACCTTGTTATAATTAGAGATACTATTTGCCCTGAATTAGATAGCCTAAACCCTATTATAATTAGAGACACTATTTATTTAGAAGAAAAACCTTTCTTTTTTAATGCTACAGGTGGCAAATATTATGTAAAACAAAACACTGCTATACTGGCAAGGGGACATAGTTATGAACGTACTGCAATAACAAGAGCTGCTAAATTATTGGCAAAATTTCCAGATGATGATATTGAAGTAATCCGAACCCCTATAAAATTAAAAAAGTAATGGATCCAGTAAAGGAAAAGAAAGTTCTTGACATGGAAAAGTGGCGTACAGAACCGTATAAATCGGCAAGGACATTAACAGATAATAAAAAGGATGCAATAGAATTAATGAACGAATGTAAAAGATTAAAGCATTTATCAATAATAGAATGATTTAATATTTAGACGATGATAAAAAACAAACTAGATAAAAGAAGAGAGTATGTTAAATCGGTAGTTAACGATTCACCTAAGCCAACAGAAACGGTAAAAGAACTTTCTGAGACTCTTTTTTTATCTGAACGTACCATCTGGAAGGACCTACAAGAATAGGTTATTTACTGAACCTACGGAAACCCAAGTAAGTAAAGGAAACTATTAGCCTTTATTCTTGGTAATTTTACCGTATGGATTTAAAATACTTCACTAATATAGGCGATGATTCTTATGAATTAATACTTCATGGCGTTGTAGGTGAAGAAATAAATGGAGCTGGCATCGCTAGTGAAATCCATTTTCTAAATCAAATAGGAGCTAAAACAATAGTCGAAAGAATAAATACTATCGGCGGTACTGTTGTGGATGCTTATTCTATAGTATCAGCCAATATATCAAGTAACGCAACAATTCATACAATTAATGAAGGTGTATCTGATTCTTCAGGTTCCTTTATTTTGGCATCTGGAAATAAGCGTAGTGCCTATGATTTTTCTACTATGTTGGTCCATAACCCTTCTTATAAAGGGGTTTCATTAGATGATATGGCCGATTCAGATTTAAAGAATGACTTAATCATGATGCGTGATTCTATCGTAACTATACTATCCAATAACAGCAAGAAGAGCAAAGAAGAGGTTATTGAGTTGATGTCTAAGAGCACAAGAATGACAGCCGAAGATGCTAAAGCCTTTGGTTTTATTGATGAGATTATAACATCTAGTAACAGACCGAATATCACAAAGGACATGAGTCTTTTGGAGATAATGAATATATGCAGCGAACAAGTTAATAATAATAACAATAATAACATGGATTTAAAAGATTTAGAAAACAAAGTTGAGAATCTTAACGGCCAAATAACCGTTAAAGACGAAGCTATTTCTGCTTTTGAAAATAAGATACTTGAAAAGGATATCCAAATTGAAGAGTTTGAAAATAAGGCTGGAGAAACTAAAACAGAAATTGATGCTTTAAAAGCTAAGATTTCAGATTTTGAGAACAAAGAGATTGAGGTTGCGGTTAATGCTGCCAAATCTAAATTTGCGGATAACTCAGAAGAAGACTTAACAAAACAATGTAAAGCGTTGGGCGTTGAGAACTTCAATAAGTTTGTAGCGTCAATTAAACTAACTCAAGCTAATGCAGCTGGTGAGATTAATAACGGTGGTAAACCAAAAGATAAAGAATCTGATTTAGCAAAAGAGTATCAAAACTTAGCAGAGAGTGATCCTACTGAGTTGGGAAGGTTGAAAATAGAAGAACCTGAGAATTTTAATAAAATGTTTAACGCTTGGAATAAAGCATAAAATAGATAACCATGCCAACAGCAGGAAAAGTACATAACCCATTTGGGGATGCAGACGAAGTAGCATTAACAGCTACAGGCGCACAAGCTTTAACAATTGAAAACAACCTAACATTAGTAGATGGGGTTACGGTTGAAGCTACAGGGAACAGAACAATTAATTTAACTATAGATACCGATTCAGTTAGTATAGGTGCTAGAATAGTTGTTCAGTCTAAAACTAACGGAACAGAAACTACAATTTTCGGAACAGACATAACAGGAGTAACCGTTACAGGTGTAGCAGGTAAAACAAAGAATACCGAGTTTGTTTATAATGGAACTGCCTTTGTTAATAGCGGAACCCCAGTACAAATAGATTAATAAAAAAAAGAATATGGCACAAATTAGTCCAATAAAATTCTCAAAAGAGTTACAAAAACAACTGTTTCCTGCGAATGAGTTTTATTTAAAATCAAGAACAGAAACAGGTATTGGTCCAGATGTTGAAAATGTGGAAATACCTGTATCGGGTAACGTTGGAGCTGCTAAGAGTGGCGATCCTGAAACATTACCATTACAAGTTAAAACTAGAGAAGACTCTCTAAAATCTTATCCAGTAGAGCAGTTATATACTGACCCTTACATGGTAAGAAGAGAAGAAGAGATTGTATTAAATTACAATAAATTTCAAGATTTAGCATCTTCTCTATCAATGTCAATAAACACTAGAGCTGGTAACATTGCCGCTACTGAGTGGGGTGCTGTACCTGCAACAGGGAATGTAGCTCAAACTACAGGAACCTCAAGGGTATCAACTGTTACGGGTACTACTGGTGGTAGATTAGGTATTGCTAAAAATGATATATTAGGAGTTAAACGAGCATTTAATAAAATGAACTTACCTAATCTAGGTAGAGGTTCTTTATTTGGATTGTTAACACCTGAGATGGTTGAGGATTTACTTAAAATTCCTGAGTTTGTTGATTATGATAAAACAGGTGAGTTATCTAAATTGATAAACGGTGAGATTGGGTTCATTGCAGGTTTTAACCTTATGATGAGAAATAACGATGTCGGTTCAACTGGTGTTATGTATTCTGAAGATGCTACTATAGGTTCTATCGTTAAAAGAACGGTTGATGAAAGTTTATCTCTTACAGATAATGCAGCAGCTATCTTTTGGCATGCATCAATGGTACGTCATGCACAAGGTAATGCAGCTACTTTTATTGATAGAGGTAAACCAGAATATTTAGGCGGAACACTATTAAGCTCAGTAGTAAGATTCGGAGCTACATTTGATAGACCAGACCAAAAAGGTATTTTTACCTTGATAGAAAATAACGGATAATTTAACAAGGGAATGGCATTCATTCCCTTTTAATAAAAATAACATGGAAGAAAAAGAGGTTCAAAAAAAAGCGGAAAGCTATTTTAAAAGCAGCCCGTCATTGACGTCTATTACAGGTACTTCTGATGGTCATTTTTTCTATAAGGAATTTGATGCTAAAAAATATTGTTTCCGAAATAAAGGAGCTAAATATTATGTAGTATTAAAAGAGGTTAAAGAAGTTAAGAAATCTACAAAAAAAACCACTAAATAATGGCAGGAATAGTATTTAACAGAGGACAAGGTGGTTTAGGTCGGCAACAACCAGGAGAAGATTATATTTCTGGTTTTGTCTTTCAGAATACCACTGCGTTGCTATCTGGTGCCGTTCAAAAAGTTACGACACTAGCAGAAGCCGAAACACTAGGTGTTACGGTTGCAGCATATCCGATAGAGAATTATCATATTTCGGAATTTTTCACAATGGCCGAAAATGTAAACGGGTTAGCTCAGGGTATATTATATTTTATTATTGAAAATATAGCTACCACGACATACGATGGTACAGAGATAGAAACCATACAGAATTTTGCAGAAGGTGACATAAGACAAGTAGGTGTATTTTTATACGACCCCTTTTTGTCTGCAATGGTCACAGACTCACAAGCTAAAGCCACAACATTAGAAACTGAGGATAAGCCGTTAAGTGTTTTACTTGCCGCGGATTTTACAGCCACAACAGTTAGTGCATTGGCAGATATGAGAGCATTAGCAAGTAAAAATGTTAGTGTTGTTATTGGTGAGGATGCAGATGGTGTAGGAGGCGCATTAGCCACAGCAGAAAGTACGTCAATAACTTGTTTAGGTGCATCACTAGGTATTGTGTCTACAGCATCGGTACATCTTAATATAGGATGGAGACAGGAATTTGATGTTACGCATAGTACTGAGTATGCAGTATTAAACTTTGCTACAGGTGAAGCATATTTAGCTCAGTCAGCAGCTACCATTACAGCTACAACATTGTTAGGTTATATTTTCTTGGTTAAAGAAACCGGTATAAATGGCTCATTTCATAATGATTCACCAACAGCCGATTTAATAACTAGTGATTATGCGTTTTTAGAAAACAATAGGACTATAGATAAAGCTGTTAGGTTAGTGAGACAAAACCTTATTAATAAGATTAGCGGTCCTTTATATACAGACTCATTCACAGGCAAGATTAGTGAAGCAACTATAGCCGACTATTCTAATGATGCATTTAAGGCATTAGAAAATATGGCGGCTAATGGAGAAATAAGTACTAATGCGGACGGTGAATTACCTGTCAACTCAGTAACTATAGACCCTGATCAAGATGTATTAGCTACTTCAAACATAGTTATTGCCATTAGGATTGTGCCAGTAGGTGTGGCCAGAACAATTACAGTTAATATCGGCTTTGCCGTATCAATAAGTTAAGATTATGGGAGTAGTATTAATAAACGGTCGAGCGTATGACCACACGCAATTAACCATAATTTATGGGGGGATACCTTTAACTAGTGCTACCTCCCTTGATTACGGTGAAGAGCAAGATAAAGCTTTTAATAACGGTGTAGGTAATAGACCCGTTTCATTTGGACAAGGTGCGATAACAGCTAGTGGAAGCATTGAACTTTCAATGAATGATGTTAAGGCTATAAGAGCAGGAGCTCCAAACGGTAGCCTGCTACAGATACCTTTAGCGGATGTTATTATAACATTTATTAACCCACAAGGACCAGTTATAGATACTATTAAAAATGTATCTTGGACCACCGATAGAGTTAATTCATCCGAAGGAGATACTGACGTGAAGTTAACGTTAGATTTTATTGCATCACATGTTAAATGGGGCTTATAGATGATTGAATTTACTATTAATATAGACGATAAAAGAACATTGAAAGCAGGATTAAGGCAACCATTGTTTAATGACTATCGTTATGCTATGATGGAATTACATAAAGTAGAGTCTTTTGTAGATACATTAGCTGCAGGTTCTTCATTAATACAGCATTGTTGGGTAGAAGGAGATGAGTCATTAAAAACTGGTAACATATCTGAAGACCCTGTAATAGCTACGGCGTATGCTTCATTGTGCAACCAAGTTTACACTGAATTATATATTGGTTTTGCTATAGAGGTAAAAAAAAAATAGCAGAGTATACAATTAAAACGGATAAGAAAAAGACCTCATATAAGCAGATTGATGCTATTATGAGGTTTTTTTATAAGCACGTGCCAGAAGATGTCGATGAGTATTGTAAACTGGAATGCGAAATAATGTATTTAACTAAAATAGGTTTAATACAATTAGATTTTGGAAAGTAATGGGTGATAAGGACGTAAGGTATAGGATCAGTTTAGAGGATAAGTTTAGCCAAGGATTAAGAAAGGCTAATAATAGTGCAGCTTCATTTGAAAAACGTATTACTAAAGTAGGTAAAACGTTAACGGGTGTTTTTGCCGGGGCTATGGTGGTACGTTTTGCTTCACAAGCTACAAAGGCTATTATTGATACCACCGCAGCATTTGAAGGATTTTCAAATGCTATTACCTTTCTTAGTGGTAGTGCTGATAAGGGTGCCGAAAGCATGGCATTTCTTGAAAAGAATTCTAAAGACTTAGGTTTATCATTAGAGGCTTCAATAGAAGGATTTCAAACTTTGGCCGGTGGTTTCAAAGGTACGGGTACTAGTTTGGAAACTATAAAAACTATATTTCAAAAGACTAGTATTGCGGCAAGTGCAATGAACCTTAGTGGAGAAAGGACTAAGTTAGTCCTATTAGCTTTAGGGCAAATGGCATCTAAAGGTGTAGTTTCTATGGAGGAGCTACGTAGGCAATTAGGTGATAGTTTACCGGGTGCCGCTGGAATTGCTGCAAGGTCTATGAACATGACTACGCAAAATTTTAATAAGCTAGTTGAAAGTGGGAAGCTATTATCTAAAGATTTTTTACCTGGTTTCGCGGATGAGTTAGAAAAAACATTTGGCAAGGGTTTAGCTAAATCGACTAAATCGGTACGTGCTAACCTTAACAGGATGGAGAACTCATTCTTTACGTTAAAAGCGGCCATAGGAAAGAAATTTGAGCCTCAATTAAAGAAAAGTATAAAAAGCTTAACAAAATTTGCTGATACAGCTAAGAGGTTGGTTAAGATACCAGTGCACAAAACATTGGAGGCTCAAAGAAAAGAGCTTAACACTCTTATTTTATCATTGAATGATAGCAATAAAAGCGAAGCTGAACGACTAATTCTATTAGATAAGATAAAAGAAATAGCCCCCGATATAATAAAGGATATCAAAAAGGAGGGTGACAACTATAAAATAGCTACTGAGGCATTAAATAAGTTTAATCAAGAGCAGTTAAACCGTATTGTTTTAGCCAAGAAGCAAGAAGAAATAGATAAATTCAGGATAAAGGCTACTAATGCAGGAGCAGGAGCACAGGAAGCTTTATTAAAAATACAGACAAAAAGGGCTGATGCTATATTTATCATAGGAAAAAAAAGCTCTAAAGATGCGGAATTAGTTCAGTCTATACTTGATGGCACTATAACAAAAGAAAGTAAGCTTGGTGAGTTACGTGAAAAGTTTGGTGAAGAAAATGCAGTAATGCTTAATCAATCTGGCATAATGACTTCTAGAAATTCAAAGGAGTTTGTTAATGCCCAGAATATAGCTATACAAAACATAGCTAGAAGAAATAAGCTTACAAATAATCAGATAGGATTAGACGAAGAGTTTTTTGATTTGATGCGTAGGTTTAACCCTCTTTTAAATGAGCAGAACAGAGCTAATTGGAAAGCTAACCAATTACAAGGTGATAAACTGAAACTAGCCAAAGCACTAGGACTGTCAACTACAACAGTAACGACAACACCTAGCCCAGAACTAGCAGCAGGAATACAAACAATAAAGTCCGC